AAGTGGGACAAGGTAAGGATGATGTGATGGAGAAATTTGGAGAAGTCAAGGATGATGTGATGGAGAAAGTGGGACAAGGTAAGGATGATGTGATGGAGAAATTGGGAGAAGGTAAGGATGATGTGATGGAGAAATTTGGAGAAGGTAATGATGATGTGATGGAGAAATTGGGAGAAGGTAAGGATGATGTGATGGAGAAATTGGGAGAATATACAGGTCTAGGTGGTGGTTCCTGGAAAAAGAAGAAGGGAGGTAAAAGCAAAAAGAAGATGGGAGGCAAAAGTAAAAAGCAAAAGAAGGGCGGCAAATGGAAGAAGAGTGGCAAAAGCATGAAACAAAAGAAGATGGGCGGCACTAAAAAGAAGAGACCCATCCGTAAATAAACAAAATAATTATATAAAAATACTATAATTATTTACTTCGCATTCACTTCGCACTCTCACGCAACAGTTCGTTACGCAAATTCACACTCGCAGTATCGGCGACATCACGTCCCTCAAAATCGACTGTCTGCTTCACTCCGATCAACTCCCCCTCATCATTTAGCGTCTGTGTTAGAACATTACCACTCTTCTTCGCCAACTCGATATTCTCCTTGATCGCCTTCTGCTTCGTCTCCTTGATACGGCGCTCAAACTCCTCCTTCGCCTTGGTCTCGTTCTTGAGCTTCTCATGGTGAAGCTGATTGAGCTCCTCCTCCATGAACTCGATGCGTCCAGTCTTGTACGCATCAGGGTCCCAAGGAATCCACATACCAACGGGTCCAACGAAAATATCATGATTCGGATCCACCTCGCGCAACTTCTTGCACTTCATCTCGGCCTCGTCCTGCGTAGGAAATACACCACGTAGTTTCATACCACGCACCGATGTCTGGAAAGCATGGTCGCGTTGAAACTGCTCGTTCAACTTATCCTCATTCTTCTCCATAAATGTCTTATAATCATCATCGACGCCACTTGCCTTCATCTTGATATCCTCCTCCTTTACGAACTCGGTAAAATCCGCCATAATATCATCAATCTTTAGGTGATACTTGTAAGCCAAAAAGTTAAAGAAATCCATTGACTTCTCCATGCATTTAGAGAATTCCCACTGCTTCAAAAACTGTTCGAAGATGTAGACCTCGCGCTTCTTTAGGATTTTCTCAGGAGAAACAAAAGACAAACAGGCGAACTTCTGTCCCGCGATAGGTGGATCCTCGTCGCACAGATCGATATATTTAGGATTACTATCTCCGTTTTCTAGATTGTGTCGTTCAAATCCGGACATTTCTTATATACACTATTCCGCAGGTGTATTTAAGTGTTTTAATCCATATATATAAATTACTCAAAATTTTTTTTATTATACTATAATATATAAAACTATGTCCGGCATTGATTTTAGCGAATTACTCAAGCGTGCTATTAAGTACATCGTCGAGGGCATTATGGTCGCCATCGCTGCCTTTGCTATCCCCAAGAAGCAGCTCAATGTTGAGGAGGTTGTTATCATCGCGCTCACCGCCGCTGCCACTTTCTCCGTTCTAGACGTTTTCGTCCCGTCTATGGCTTCGTCTGCTCGTGGTGGCGCGGGATTCGGTATAGGTGCAAATCTCGTAGGGTTCCCCCGTGTTGGTATGTAAAAATACAAAATACAAATAAATCAATTTCTTATAAAATTGATTTATAATAGTTTACTTTTGAAATTAACCCAAAAAACACCGTCAGATGAGTCATTCACTTCAATTCTTCGTTTATAATATGCCAGGATTAGTTGCGCATGCTAATAATTTCCCACTAATACAATTTGATACTGACATTGACAAGTATGCGTTCATTACGCGGTTGACGTCCATGTCGCGTAGATCAGACCCAACTGCCGCTTATTTTGTAATCAATAATCCACAGCTACTACCGAGCTACATACGCGCCAAGCACGTTTATCGTTTGAAGAAGGCGCATGTACTTAAGAATACAAATGTAGATACGGACAGCGATACCGACGATGATTCAGATGACGAATATGATATTTTCGATGGTATTTTCAGCATATACGATAACTTGGAAGAGTTGTGTAAGTGTACGATCGACAATAATTCGCTACTCGCAACCGGATTTTCCGAGGCACTTAGTGCATTTAATTTGATTACAGCATCATCATTCTCCTCATCAGTTGGCAAGAGTGGGCGGGGCGCTGTCCTCATCGGATCGCTGCTCTCGCCTGGTGACATCGCAAGTAGACAAGATGCTCCACCCCCGCCGCCGACAGAAAAGGAGGAGGACGTAATTGGAAATACTGACGATGGGCTACCACCGGCGCCCATTTGAAATCTTCATCGGTTTAAACTGTAGGATAATATTCCCAGTCCAGATCCTTACATACTTTGCACCATATCTGATCCTGTTCCAGCTGTTTCTCACGGTCCTTCATAAGTGGAATATAAGGCAAGTATTGTGTCTGGTCCAAGAGAACACATAACTGATATAATGTATAGGTGTAATTGAAAAAATTGGTGCGGTTTGCCGGACAGTGTATCGCCCAAGGTTTCTGTATTTCAATAAAAAGCACACATAACGTTTCGTGTAGATGTTCGTTCATAATCGGTGGACGAATCCCGAAAATAGAATTAATGTATTGTATGTGTTCGAAGTATTTGTTATACCCTAGCTTGCGTAGTATTTCGCGCATCTTATCATAGTTTATTTCTTCGGCAAGATTGTGTATTCGCTCTTTTTTTATGCGAATCTTGATGTTCTCAATTACGTCTTCTGGAATCTGTGTCGTCTCTTTTGCTTGAAACTGTGATAAGATCTCCTTGAAATGATTCAATCGAATATACGCGGTATATGAAACCTCATTCGGTGCCTCTTTATTTGATGGTTTCGAACTATCAATTATGTAACTGATGAACTTACCACAATCGCGACTATTACATATCATGACGCCTTCTTCGTCCTGAGGAATCATTTCGCCCTTGGAGCAATAACTACATATATCCGTGGGTAGTACGAAATCCTGAGGGTTTATGATCTCATTCGCAACATTTTTCCAATAATTTACGATGGATTGTTTAGATGTCGCAGTCTTGTCTTGGATATCGTCGATTGGCTGTTTGACCTTAAAGAAATTATTTAGAACATTTACGTTTTTTGTACCTCCGCATGAAATCTGTTTTTTTTCTTCGAAATAATTGAATATATGTTTCGAATTGTCAAGTAAGTATCGCTTCTTTTGTAATTTCATTCCCTTGATCTGATCGTTCACCTTTTCGATCTTATCCTTCAGTTCCATATATTGTACGATTTGGTCTGCATTTAGAGAACGTAGCTGTAACCGAAGAGATTGTTTTTGTGCGATAAGTTCCGGTATATGGACGGTTTCATTATTATGAAATTCCTCTAACATCTGACTGTGTTTTTTATCAATCGTATGTTGCGCCGGATCTGATTTTTTCATCGAATGAGTATTAATTTATTATGGCGAGTATTTTCTATATATATTGAATTACAAAAACAATTGCTGGTTTAGGTAAAATACGATTATTATAGTAACTTGAGTATGTATAATTTATGGAAAAATCCACTACGGTTAGTGTAGATATGATATCCTTACAAAAAATGAGTTTTATAATGAATGCTATAGAGACGGGTTGGTCTGTAAAGAAAAGCGACGACAATTATATATTTACAAAAAAACACGAAGGTAAGAGGGAGGTTTTCATGGCGGATTATTTAGAGAAGTTCATCGACAAAAATATGAGGTTGGATGATAAAACTTTAGGAATTTACAATTAATTAGTTATTTCTCCAAATTATTATCTTTACGTATACTATAATATAAATCATGGGCGGAGCACTAATGCAACTCGTAGCTTACGGCGCACAGGACGTTTTCCTCACTGGTACCCCCGAGATCACCTTCTGGAAGGTCTCTTACAGGCGCCACACCAACTTCGCGATGGAGTCCATCGAGCAGACCTTCTCCGGACAGGCTGACTTCGGACGCCGTGTCACCTGCACGATCTCCAGAAACGGAGATCTTGCTTACCGCACCTACCTCCAGGTCACCCTCCCTGAGATCAATCAGACGATGAAGAACTCCACTGGCGCCCAGGGAGTTTATGCCCGCTGGATGGATTTCATCGGCGAGCAGCTTGTCGCCCAGGTTGAGGTTGAGATCGGAGGTCAGCGCATCGATCGCCAGTACGGAGACTGGATGCACATCTGGAACCAGGTCACCCTCACCTCCGAGCAACAGCGTGGATACTTCAAGATGATTGGAAACACCACTCAGCTCACCTACATCACCGACCCCGCCTTCGCCGGTGTTTCTGGACCCTGCGCTGCCTCTGGTGCGCCCACCCAGGTTTGCGCTCCCCGCAACGCCCTCCCCGAGACGACTCTCTACGTTCCCCTCCAGTTCTGGTTCTGCAGGAACCCTGGACTTGCCCTCCCCCTCATTGCCCTCCAGTACCACGAGGTCAAGATCAACCTCGATCTTCGCCCCATCGGTGAGTGCTTGTGGGCGGTTAACAACATCGGCGCCGCCTCCGGAACCGTCACTGTTACCACTGCGTACCAGCAGTCCCTTGTTGCCGCTTCCCTCTACGTTGACTACATCTTCCTCGACACTGATGAGCGCAGGAAGATGGCGCAGAACCCCCACGAGTACCTCTTCGAGCAGCTCCAGTTCACTGGAGACGAGTCCGTTGGG